GAAATAAAAGAAATGCCGGAGTATGAAATGCGTAAATGGTATTGGGATATGGAATGGCAACAAGGCGGAGAACATCATGATGAGATTACTACAATTGTAGTGTATGATAATTACGATGAAGCCTATTATCAATGGGTATGGTTTCCCAATTCAACATTTCATGGAACTAAAAATAAATATACCTTTGGTTCTGAAAAAGATATGATTGAACACTTTATGACTACAATGATTGTAAAAGACCCTGATATGTTAATTGCTTGGTTTGGTAATTTTGCCGATATTCCTAAGTTATTAGAAAGGGCATGTGTTAATGAATTAGACCCTACTATTATGTCACCTATCGGTTTTATCAAAGGAGTTAGTAATGGTAGATTCAAATATGCTGAAAATGGGTTTAGTCAAATAGAACAACCTATTGCTGGTCGTATTGTTTTAAATTTAGATATGGCATTTGAAAGACAATGGAATGATTCACAGCGAGGGACATTACCATCATTAGCACTGGATTATGTTTCAGAAGAAGTACTAGGAAAAAACAAATTAGTATCTGCAAAGTTCCCCGACCCTAACGAGTTTTACCGTAGAGCGTGGTTAGAAGATACAGAAACTTATCTTGAATATGCTTTGTTAGATGTAAAACTAATGGTAGAGATAGATGAAACAAACTATTGTAGTGAAGCAATATTAGCACTACAAAGACTACTGAAAGCACCATTCGATGCTTGTTTCTTTGCTTCTCATATGGGTAGTATTTATTTTATGAGAAATGCTTGGTGGAAAGCCAAAACAGGAAATAGGGATGAGAAAAAGAAACCATACGAAGGGGCTATGATTTATGACCCATTAAGTGAAGAAACTAATGGGCTACATCTTAATGTGGCCGCTTTCGATTTCGCAGGTCTATATCCTTCAATGATGATTGCTCGTAATATTTCCTTTGAGACTATTTCAGATGAACCAACTGAATTTGGAGTTAATATACTTACACCAAGAGATTTTAGCGAAGCAAAAGAAAAAGAAATGGTTTATTTTAAAACAGATAAATTAGGTCTTTTGCCTAGAGCAGTTTTAGAACTAAAAGAACTAAGAAACGAATACAAAGCAAGAATGAAAGAAGCAAGAGGAAAACCAAACGGTGAATATCAAAAGTGGTATAATAACCAAATGGCAGTAAAGAGGCTATCTGCGTCATTCTACGGGGTTCTTGGATTTACAGGCTTTGCGTGGGCTGATTCTACTTTAGCGGCATCTATTACTGCAAGTGCAAGAGAAGCAATTAGATTAGCGGCATTTAAAGCAAAGGAGATGGAAATATGACAAGTAATAATAATTCTGGTAAAAGATGTGTTAAAGGACTTGCTAAACCCGATAAAAATAGAATCGCTAAACATTATGATGTTAAAAGATATGATTGTATGGCTTGTGGGGTTAAAGATGTTGTAGTTGATGGCGCACATATTCTACCCCTACAATATGGCGGTTCTAACGAAATTGAGAATATTCATTTATTATGTAAGCCCTGTCACGCTGAAAGCGAAAATTTATGGGGTAAGGAATACTCACTATGGTTTGAATTAAAGAACGAGTTTTATTCAAAAGGAGCGTACAATTCCATTTATTCTTTAGATGCTTATAATCGCTTTCTAATATTAGATAGACTTATTCGTTCTGCAAAGAAACAGGCTGATATTTTATTTAAAGAAAGTGTTGTTCTGCCTAAAATCGGTGATTTAGATAAAGTAATGGGCTTAAATATGTGGATGACATTAAATAAAGATTTAGTAGAGGAGATGGAAATATGAAATGTCCTGTATGCAAACAAGGAGTACTAGAAATGAAAAGATATAAACCTAAATTAAATGGAATGTCGAGAGATAAAGGTTTATTAAAATGTGATAGTTGTAATCATACGGAGAGGTTTGAATGAAAACAAAATATGTAACAGTAAAAGTATCGTATGATACAGAAGAAACTTGGGAAACTACTTTACAAGAAGTAAAGGAGTTATTTCAAATGATGAATAACTTAAAGCGTCATGCTATCATTACCGAAATAGAACAAGGTGTTAATCATGATGATGGACAAGACGAATGAGTTATTAGAAGAATTGCTGGCTATGATAGCAAAATCAAATAAGATATTAATGATGGTAAATATCGTGAACATAGCAACCATTATAACAATAGTGACGGTGATAATGTGACAGAAAAATTAGAAAAAGAAATAGAAAGATTGACAATGGAAAATGAAGGATTGGCTGAAAGAATAAAAGGTCTTGAAAATAGAATAAGACTCTTAGAACACGAAAGCGAAGATAGAGTTCCTTACTATATTGTAGCGAAAGCAGTTCATGAAATGCAAAATGACCTTAAAAGATTGCATCCTGAATTGGTATTCAATAACCCAGTATATGCACCCGATAAGGTGGGCGGAGTATGATATGTTCTATGGAAGGCTGTAATTGTAATGCAGTTGAAACACCTTTGTTTGAGAAATACTATTGTTTTGATTGCCTTTGTGCTTTTGAATTAATAATGGACGATATGAGAAATATGGAGTTGAGCGAATGAAAGTAGTTTACGGCCACACTGATTCAATCTATGTTCAGATTGATTCAGTTGAAAAGGCTCAAACTGCTATCAAAGAAATAGAAGCAAGTGTTAGAGAACATTTTCCTAATGTTCTAGGACTTAATGAACACCCAGTAGTATTAGAATTTGAAAAGTACTACAAGGCTCTAGGAGTTGGAACTGTAAAAAACAGAAATGCGGGTATGATTACTTGGGAAGACGGACAGTGGTTAGATGAACCTAAATTTACAATGACGGGTTTTATTGCTAAAAGAGTTAGTGAAACTAAATTATCAAAGGAAGTACAAACTACAGTATTAAAAATGTGGGCTAATGAAGAACCGCTAGAAAAGATAAACGCTTATTTAAACAAGACTTATCTTAATGTTCTAAATGGTAATTTTGATTCAACCAAATTAATTAAAAGAACTCGACTAAGAAAACTTAGAACAACCGTAAGATGCCCAGAATGTTTTCGTAAATATGACTTAAAAGATATTTCTAAGATAAAAGTATGTGGTGAAAACGAAGGAGTAAATGGAATACATAAGTGTGGTCAACCGGTTAAGACATTTACTACATTAGAAAAGAAAAGACCTTCAATAAGTTCGGGTATTGCAGGAATAATTGCATGTTGGCAAAATAAAAATATGGAGTTTAATGATAGTTATGTCTATCTTAAAGTTAAAAATAGCCATGAAACTTTCATTCACCCATTAACAAAAGAGAAAAAGCCCGTAGAATATGTGGCTGGAAGAGTATATTCTGATTTTAAAGGATATACTCCCGATTGGCAACACTATGCTAATCAAGTAATAGATAAAGCCAAGCCAGTCTACAAGGCTATGGGTTGGGATTTATCTACAATAAGAACAGGAAAAATACAAAAAAGTTTGGAGGAATGGTTTTGAATAGAGAAGAATTAGATAAAAGAAAAGAAGAGTTATGGAAAGATTACCAATCAGCACTAGTTCAAGGGTTTTTTGAAGATTATGATTTTGAAGATTATATGATTTATATGCACGATTTAATTTCTGCTGAATGGCGTTGGGCTTCCAAAGAACTTAGAGAATGGGAAATGAAAGACCACCCGCAATATAGGGGGAATAAAAGATGAATATAGATGAAAAATACAATGCAAGAATAGCATCGATGAGAGAATTTACTTATGATTGGCTTGTTGAAAATTACGATGACCCATCAAAACCTATCTTGAAGATTACTAAATCTTCTCTAGGTTCATATGATTGGTGTCCTAAAAAATATGATTTCAGTTATATCCAAAGGCTACCTCAAGACCAAACAGAAGCCATGAGAAAAGGAACTATATTACATAATCATAGAGAGAACTTCTTTAATGATTTTGATATTAAAAAGGCAGAGTCTATGAATAATAGTGAGATATTAGAATACTGCACATCACTGATGCCTATTGATGATTATTTCGATGATTCTTTAACTGTGGCTTCCTTTGAAGCACAGCGATTTATCGAAGCAAGAGATGAAGGCAAGATAAATGAATTTTTACCTATTGTAAATGAAGGTAAATTTGATGCAGAAATAACTATACCTAAAAATTACTCTAAAAAATATCCTCTTAAAAGAGACTATGTTATTCATATACAAGGTATCATCGATAGAATATTTATTGAGAATGGCAAACTCATTCCTTTTGAGTATAAAACAGGACAGTGGAAAGATTACAAGTCATCATCTATGAGAAAAGAAATGGCTTTTTATCAACTACTTATTGAGAATGCACCAGAGGAAGTATTGGCTAAAAATAACTTAACTAAAGATATGAAAGTAAGTCACTGGGGTTGGTATTATCCTGTTTCTAATTATGTTTTTGTTGAAGAAATTAAAACTAGGTCTATGACTTCTGTTAAAGATAATATTGCTAAGTTAATTAACGCTTATGAAAAGAAAGAGTTCCCTACTAAGTTCTTTTACAAAACTTGTTCTCATTGTAGTTACTTTGCTCTTTGTGATGCTGTAGAAGATACATGGTTGTGATATTATGAAATGCAGTATATGTAAAAAAGAAATAGGGAAATATACCATAGATGGTAAAATGTTTTGGAATTACGGTCATAATGCTGAACCCGTTAATAGTGGTAGGTGTTGTGATAAATGTAATGCAAATGTCGTTATTCCTACTAGATTAGGAATACACATTAACCGTAGAAAATTTGAGAGGGAACATCAATGAATGATTTAATTAGGAAAAAAGTGTTAGCGAAAAATTGGACTTTTAATGAAATAACTAATTTAAGTCAAACGATAGAAATTCTTGCTACTGATATATATGAAGAAATGAAACTAATAGAAAGATTTGAATTAATTAGAGGAATTAGAATCAAAGAAACTTATGTTGGTGAAGTTTTTGAAGATGTAATGAAGCAAGCAGTTTTTCTTATTCTAAGAGCAAAAGTAGCAGAAACAATAAAAAACATGCTAAGTAATGCAACAATAAATTTTGGAGGGAATAATAATGAAATATCCGAGGGTAGTATGGGCGGGAAGCCAAATAAAGAACGCACCACAGATGACAAGAAAAGTAGTTCTAACGAAGAATGATTATATCGATTTTATTTATGCTCAAAATAATAAAACAAATGTTTACACTACTGTTTATGATTTTAATGAGTTTTCAGAAAAAACATATATGGATTCTTCTGTGATTAGAGATAGAATCTTTTTAGACTTTGATGCTCATGAGGATAATTTAGATATTGCTTGGAGAGACTTAAAGATTGTAATGGAAATGGTTCATAGTAGAGACTATTTACACACTTTCTTTTTTTCTGGAAGAGGATTTCATTTATTCTTGTTTGGCGAAGAAACACAAAATATGAGAAACATACAAACTCTTTTTCAAGAAATTAAAAAGTTTTTAGTTTCAAGGGTAGGAGAAAATAATTCTTTAGATGATAGAGTTGGTCAACATTCACGATTAAGAAGAGTTCCAAATACAGTGAATATGTCATCAAGTGATGAAAACGGAAATCCTTATTTTTGCATACCGTTGATTAAAGAAGATTTAAACTCAACGATAGAAGAAATACTTGATTTAGCAAAGCAACAAAGATTGATACCGTTTAAAATACTTGGAAAAAACAAAGTAATTTTTCCAAAAGCCCCCCCTATTGGAGACATGAAAGGTGAGGTTTCAGTTCCCTCAAGTGTAGGTAGTTTGCCGATGTTACCTTGCTTGCATAGTGCTGTCATGGTAGAAAATCCATCACATATTTCAAGGGCATATTTAGTCGCATGGTATCGGGATTTGATTTCCGGCTATCGAAATTTAGAATCGGCTCAAGACAAACAGAAAACTCTTGATTTAGTAGTAGATGAATTAGAAAAAGTCTTTGCTGAATCAGAAGATGTTTGGCTGGACTGGGATAAGAACGAAACTAAAAAACATGCTAAATTTACTGTGTATGGCAACTATAATGCCCCTCATTGTAATAAACTAATTAGCGAAGGCTTTTGTGTGGGAAAATGTTGGAGGTATCATGATGTTGATAGTTGATTCAAGAGAAACTTCTACTTTGTCTAAACTGGTCATGCAAAAAGCAAAGGCATTAAGAATACCTTGTGAAAAAAGATGGATAGAAATAGGAGACTATGTTTACGATGATGTTTGCTTTGAAGCAAAATCAACCATAGATTTTTTAGGTTCAGTCATGAATAAAAGACTGTGGACTCAATTAGACAACATGGATAGACACTATCAAACAAATGTAGTTATTATTCATGGTAGTTTAGAAGAAGCAATAGATACAGTAATTTTAAATTCTAAAAGTAATATGCCTATTGGGTCAAGAAGTATTATGTTAAATAATAAATTTTTAGGCGCAATAGGAAGAATAGTATTAGATACAGACATAAAACCATTTTGGGTAAAAACAGAAGAAGAAGCATCATTAATAATAACAGCAGTAAGTAAAATGAAACCAATAACAAGAGAAACAATAGCACCACAAGTATTCAAAAGATTAACAACAGATGATTTAAGATTAGATTTACTAAGCAGTATTAAAGGCGTATCAATTAAAAAAGCAAAAGAACTAATAAAACAATTCGGCTCTATTATGGAAATAGGTGAGTGTTCAGAATATGAATTACAAGCCATTGAAGGAATTGGAGAAACCTTAGCCAAAAGAATACTCTCCACACTAAATTCAGAAGAGAAGGTGAAAATATGAATCAAAATGCAATAGAAGAATATATGGTAGAATTAGAAACAAACGCAGGAGTATTTAGAGAAGCCCTGCCGAGAGTTGTTAGAGAATTTCAACAATCGGCAACACAGGTATCTCACTATAATGAAATACCTGCGGCCATTTCTTTCTTTACCATACTAGGACAAATAGTAAAGGACTTTATTATCGTACCAAACGGTAGAAACCACGAAGATACAAGAATTCATTTTTGTTGGGTACAAACTAGCGGAACAGGTAAATCAACACTATGGAATTTTGTTGGTCCTGTTTCTAATATGGTATTTAATAAAATAAATGAAATGAATACCCATCCATCACTAATGATTGATGGTATTCCGATGGCAAGAAATTTCAATACTTTTGGTGTAACTGATTATACCGATTCAGTATTGATTGGTAAATATGATAAGGAAATAGAAGATGATGAGATTTCTTGGGTTAGAAAGGCTGGTCTTTTAGAAGGTAGCGGATTAGCCCATTGGGATGAGTTTGAATACTCCGGTATTTTCAAACAATCACAACATAAAGAAAACTCTATTGTTTATCTAAATACCCTAATGAATAGTTTATCTGGAGAATCATGGAAAATATCTAAGGCTTTAACTTCCTATGATAATCAAGTCATGGAATGTTATTGTGAGCGTTCAGTATTGGCTATGACCTATCCTCCAAATAATCTTAATTCTGTTATGGCAGAAAAGGGTGTTCTACAAAGAATGCTTCTATTTGTTTGGGAAGTTCCAGAGTTCTTACAACACAAAATGAGAACAGAACAGATAGCAAAGGCAGGAACAGTAGAAGAAATCAATCAACCAATTGAAAGATACGCTAATGCCTTGATGGAACTATACAAAATAACTAAACAAAGATTTGAGGAAGTGGGTGGAGACCCCCTAAAGACTATGACATTTACACCCGATTTCAATGATGTTTTGCAGTTGGAATACGAGAACATGAGAAGATACTTACAGAATACTAGAAGTGATGTTAGTGCTATTGCTTCTAACTTCACTACAAGGCTAATGAAAATCCTTATGAAAATGTCAGTTCTATGTAGTGTGGCCTCTGCGCCTTCGATGTTAGAAAAGGAAGACCGGTTCAAAGTAACCGGACATAATGTTAGACAAGCGGCTACTATCGTGCGACAATGTTATATGACATTGGTTGGGTGGTTAGAGCAAAGCCTAAAGGCGAGTAGGTCAAGTATTACCGAAGTCTCGTTAGAATCCTTCTTTAGTAATGTATATGAAAAAATAGACAAAGATGATGAGGGTTATGTCAACAAGTCCATATTTTTTAAGGAAGTGAAGAATAGAGCAAAGAAATCTCAAGCGCAAGTTTACAGACATTATGAAATTATTAGACACAAATTTGATGAAATGAAAGTAGGAAGAAGCGTATTTGTAAAATATAAAGGTGATGAAGAATGAAGTGGGAAAATACATATCTAGTATTTGAAGTAGCAAAAGGACCGAAAGTAATAATTGACACACTAAATACATACGGTGATGAAGGTTGGGAATGTTGTTCTCAACTTATCGTCGCTGGTTCTCAAATAGTGTGTTTCTTAAAAAGAAGAACAGACCTAGAAGAACAACCTAAAGTAAACAAAGAAGAACAAAAGGTTGCTAAACTTTGGTCTAGTCCATCTACTTCTAAGGAATGATGCTAAATGTCAATTTTAGCAATTGACTTAGAGACCAAAAATATGTCTTATGACATAGGCGGTTTCGGTAATACGCATATGTTCCAAGTATCTACTGTTGCTACTTGGGATGGTAATACGGGAACTGTCTATGTTGATGAGCCAGTTGAAAGTTTTGCTAAGTCCGGCCATATTATTAAGTCTCTAGGAGAATTAAAATATGATTTAGATTCTCATTTTGAAAAAGGTGGGTTGTTATTAGGACACAATATAGCGGCTTTTGATTTACCTATTCTTAGAGACTCTATGGATATTTATTGCGTTAATAAATATATTAATGAAAAGCAGTATATAGACACATCTAAGATTCTATTAAAGGAATTCAAAGAGCGTTTTCAACTAAAGAATTTAGTGAAATGCACTATGGATGATTTTAAATTAATGGATAGTGCAGATGCACCTAAGTTATGGAAAATGGGTCAATATGATGAAGTAGTAGAATATTGTATGAAAGATACACAGTTAGTTTACGACCTTTGGAAATATGGTCAAGATAATGGTTTTGTTAAAGCATTTTCAATTGAAGATGGAGAATATAAAGAGTTGGAGGTGAGTTGGTAATGACAGGTTGGGATTGGTTTGGTCTTTTCTTTTTCGTTATGATTCTCATGCTTCTTTTCTTTGCCGCTTTTGGTGGTTCTAATATCACCGACCAAAGCGTTGAAGATTACATGAAGCGTTTGATGAAGGAAGACAAAGGCGAAAATAGATGAAATTAAAACAGGTATGTCGCTACTGCAACGAATTGACAGTAGCCAAGAGACTACAAGGATTTTATGTAGGTTCTTCTGAACAAGTTAAACTTTGGGAATGCAGGGCTTGTAAAGGCATTTGGTCTGAAAAAACAATTTGAGGGGGCTTCGGCCTCCTCATTTTTTTTTTGGCTTTTTAAAAATGGTAGATTTTTTTTATAAGCCTTAAAGCCTAATTACCTTGAATAAGGCTTTGTAAATGAGCCAATGTTGGAGCAGGACTTATCCAAGTCGGCCACATGTTTAATCTAATATAATACTGGCCGTCACCCAATCTCACAGTTTCATGAGAATCTGGGTCGGCATATTCATTTGGATAATGATTTCTCATTACATCTTCTAAATTATTACAGTTACTACACATTTTAATCACGCTATCTTTATCATTTCGCACCATAAGTTACTAAATCCACTATTAGAAGCACCCTTTAGTCTAAAATTACCAGAACCCGAAGATGCCGCTATCTTGACTTCTACCCAAAACTTATCTCCATCATTAAATGTTTTAGTGAAAGTTGTTTGAAGACTGTTACCCGACCAATAGTGAGTATTAATTTGTCTAGTATATCCTATCAACTTACCATCAGAAGGAAAACTATCTCCACTAGCCAAATACATTGGTAGTAGTTGCATTTTATAGTTCACACCACTACTTTCTCCTAAACTAACATCTTCAAACTGAACTTGAACATTTATTTGGTATGTTCCGGCAGTAGCGGAAGTAAAAGTCCAACAACCATCTTGAGCATTACCAGCAGTATCCTCTAAAATATTATGTAGAGCAGTAGAGCCAGTTCTTGTTTGCCATGTTTCACTACCTTCTACTATATGGTCTGTTCCAGAACTCATGTTCCTACTATTAGGCGACGAATTATCTTCTCTAAAAGTAGCAAAAGTAAGAGCAGAACTACCACTACCTGCCAAACTACTACCCGAAGTTATTTGAATATCATTACCTGCATCATTAGTAAAATACAGTTCATTAGGAGTAGCGTTTTTAGTCCACAATTGACCATAAGCCGCAGTATCGGCATCAGCATTTGCTTGTTCCTTTAGTGTAATTGCTCCTTCGACTGTTAGTTTTGTTTTTGGTGCATCAAGACCGATACCAACTTTATCACTACCAGCATTGGCATATATTAAGTTAGCATCTGAATCGCCCTCAACAACAAAATCTATATCTTGACTATCTTCATTAAGTACTGTTTTAGTGGCATTAAGAGAAATCCTATTTCTAAGTGTTCCTCCCTTTTTAGTTCTAATCTGCATTTTGCCGCTTTCACTACCGTTAGTAATAACTTGGGTTTCGACAAATATATCAGCATAATCTGATGTAGCCCCACTATCTGTTTTGCTTCTCCATTTAACATGCCCTATATCTTCGTTATTGGCGGAAGGAGTTCTATTTTTGTAAAACATAATATCGGGTGCGCTATTAGCATCTGTTTGAGTAGATTCTATTAAAAGAGCATTTGTAGCATGATTTGTTTTAATGTGTACTAATTGATTAGCCGCATCCAGAGTTAGTAAATCAGCAACTAAGGGAGAGCCACCATCTCCATCTGCATCGATTACTTGAAAAATAATATCTTTATCTGCAACTGTATTTTTAATAGTTACATCGTCAGAAGATTCAGTAATAGTAAGTTCTGCGGCAGAACCAATACCTAGGGATTTCACTTTAACTTGGTTAATATCTCCATCTATTCTCATAGATTCACTAGAAGCACCGCCATCATTTACTTTGAAAATAATATCTTTATCTTGAACTTTATTTTCTATTGTAGTATCTCCAGAACTTGCACTCATCGACAAAGATTCTGTATATCCCGAACTATCATATCCTACACTTAAATCATTACTTACTTTACTTGTAGTTAAAAATTGAATCAATCTATCAGAAGTTCCATTTGAACCTTGAGCAGAACCAGCAACTAATTTAATTACAGCAATAGGAATATCACCATCTGTTAAATCGGGTATTCTATTAGTAACTGAATTAGAACCTCTTAATGCCATTGTGTTATTTGCTTGAGCAACTAACAATTGGTAAACATCTTCTGTTGCATGAATACCTGTTAAATTAGTAGCAGATAATTGAGAAATGCTAACCAGTTTTCCATCTCTATATGCTTTTCCTGCTGTAACTGCAATTTGAGTAAATGTAGAAGAGGTTAAAGTAATATCAAAATCAGTAGCACTACCCTTAATCGCATAATTTCCTCTAATACCTTGACTCAATGCTTTGATTAATCCCGAATGAGGATAATCTATTTCATCAGTTATTTGTGTCGTTGTTGTCGTTCCTGATGTTGTGCTATAAAAATGCGGGTTCTCTATTGCCATATTATTCCACCTCAAATACAAAGTATATTTCAATATCGCTTGTAGAAGCGACACTTATACCGTCAAAGTTTACTCTTGCTAACATATCACCAGAGGAGGTAAAAAATCCTGCCTCTCTCATAGTCTTTCCATTTATTTTAGAATCAGAACCCGCTACTGAAAAGGAATATTCAATAGTATTGTCATCTGCTTTAACTGCTGTAGCGGAGGCAGAAACACCGCTATCTACATCTAAACTGGTAGAAGAAGGACTTGTTGAGTTACCTCCAAAACCTAATTTTCCCGAACTTAGTAAACTGACGGCTTGGGTCGCTAGTAGTTCTTTAAACTTATCACTTATCAAAAATCTTCCTCCACTAATGTAGTATGTGTGACTCCGCTTCCACCACTAAATCCTAATGGGCGGGTATTCGTATTTAGAGTTGTTCCGAATCCTAATGTTGAGCCTCCACTACTTGCTCTTTCTTTTACGATTAGGCGAATCGGTTTTATTTTCATTTCGTCTAAGAATGTAAATAGAACATTGGATTGAGTTAAGTTATCATCGAGAACCTGTGTATTTAATTTACTTTGCTCTACTTCTATTTCAGAAAACCTATCTTCAAGTCCTTTACTATATCTTCCTAATTCTAATTCTATATTTCCAGTTAGTAAGTGCTTTAGTTGTATTATTAGATATTTTTGTCTCGGTAAGTTTTCTCTTCTTATTTCTAGTTCTACAATATCTCCTGCTTTTAATTGAGAAGCACCAGTATGTCCTATTATTACTTTTAATTTTAAATTGTTATCCATGTGTATTTTCAATAATTCATAACTTCTTTTATCTACTTCTTCTTGTGTGATAAGTTGGCCATCATACTCTATTAGTGTTTTTTTACCTATTTTATTTATACTTCTAATGTCCCTTCTTATTGATTTATAGCCACCACCGTAAACAATTATTTCATTGTATAAATCAAATAAATTTTCAGTTTTTTCATATTCGTATAATTCTACTCCGTCTACATCATTAATGAATACGCCCGAATCAAAATACGAATCGTTTTTATCTTTTATGTAAAATTTATTATCATAATAGAGTATTTTGTCTTTCTTAGATAATAAAAAGTTAATAGCAGAAAACAAATCAACATTTTTAAAATGAGGGGCAATAAAAACAGGATATTCTACGGTGGAAGATGTAGTTACATCTATTTCATTTTCTTCTAATAAATCAGAAGCCAATGTTTCTATTTCACTACAGATTGTTACACCAGCACCTATAATCGCTCTTTGTCCCGAATCTACTAAGCCATCTACTTTTACTGTAAAAGGTTCGGTTACTGAAACTACACCTATTTGTTTTTCTATATCGCTTAATTCTAAATAATGACCTATAGCATCATCATTATCTAAGTATTTTACTGTAGTCTTAAATCCTTTTTCTCCATCTGAAACATACATTATTTTTTCAGAAGGTAAAATACTAGAAAAGTAGTTGTGGTCTCTTATAGTTAAATGAGGAGAACCGGATTGAACATCAGGGTCAATAAGAATATACATAGATAAAGCCGCTTCTTGTCCTCCGGCATTGTTTTTCTTATTAGTATCATTAAATTGTCTTGGTCCTGCTTTATTATACAACATATAATCGTTAATATCTCCTGCATAGCATTCTTCTTCATTCGGTTTTTTAGTATATTCCGATGATAGAGTATTTAGTCTAATATTTTTAGGAGAATAGTCATAAAAACATACATGATTAGGTTGCATTATTCTGTAAAAGTGACCTCTAGCAGTAGAAGAATCAAGTTCAGCATCTAAAGTTAATATGTGAGTTTCAGTACTATTGGTTACATCTATTTCATGAGAAATAACATAAGCAAAATGATTAGGTGTTCCATTATTAATAGAAATAGTATCTATCACTTTATCTCCTCCACTTACAATCGGGGGAGAACTGCTTAAGGTGTTTCTATCATCATAGTATTTTACTGATTCAGATACCAAATAGCACCCTGTTAAATCGTTTATTAACTTAAGAGCAGTTCTGTTTATTTTATTAAATGCTTGATTTCCTCCATTTTGGAAAAATTCTATATCTGTAATATCTGTATCTACTACGATGGTATATACATATTGAGCAGTATTACCGACACTACTCATACTTGCACCACCTACTAAAGTATCGGGTGTTTGGCTTGTATCAATATACAGTTTAGGTTTATATGCTAACATTACTCCATCAGCATCTTCACTATAGGTTCTAGCAGTTCCTTCTACATCTTCAAATTGAGCAAAATCATTGTGTAATGATACACCGAATATAGTTGTATCATTTGAACCAGCATCAAATTGCATAGCCGACATGCTTCTAACTACTCCTGCTACTGTTCCCTTAGAAGCCTTAGCACCATCATCTGCATTTTCGATATTAAATCTATCTAATACTAAAGGCATCATACCAGCAAATATGCTTTCAGAACCGGCAGGAGCGACTGAATCTTGAACATCTTTTAATTCATCTAATATCTTAAATATTTTAGAAGGGTGATTAGTCAATGTCACTGCATTATCTTCATCTCCTAATATTGAATCTGCTTCTACTGCAATAGGCAGATAGGTATTAGTTTCTCTTGAAGAATTAGAACTATTATCTAAAGTCTCACCATATTTAGAATACCATGCAGAAGGGTCTTCTCCGTAATGACCGCTTCCAGTATCATTTACTATCGCTGTTCTTAACATGTGGATAGATTTGTCAAAATTGACAAAGGTATCTTCTGAACCGTGTCCTGTTACATCAGTAGTATATGCTCCTGATGTTTTAACAACAAATAATGTTCCTCCGTAGTAGTTACTTCCATCTGTTTTGAATGTTCCACCTGCGGCATAAATTCTTGCGTTGGCAGTACCAGAACCATTAGTTTGTAGTGCCGTAACCTTACAAATGAATCTGCCTTCTGAATCTACAATCAAATCATCTGCTGAAACTAATGCGCTCATATCCGCAGTTCCTTCAATATGAGTATTGCTTACACTTGTGTATCTTCCTGTTCCTCCCGAAAAATAAGAACTTAAACTTACGGGTAAAGTTGCAGTATATTTGAATTCAGAAATAACTTCTGACTTTTTAGGAACATTTTCTGGGTCAATCTGATTTAAAGCCCAATCAAAACATACTTCTGTTAATCTCATTATACTAAATCTGCTTAGATTTGAAAGAGTTTTATCTGATGAAATGATGTTACCCATAGAATAACTTTTATCCACAAAATTTAAAGAAGTAGTTTTTCCTAAAATCCTGCTTTCCTTTGTATCTGAAGAAGTAGTGGGTGAGGGTTCTGATATAGTCATAATATTATATTTTGAAATATCCCTACTTTGATTCATTAGGCTATCTAATCTTTTAGAACTATACGGGGTAATATCGCTATTGCTAAACAAAAACATTCTTGCTACTTTAGGGTCAAACATATCTATTCTTTTAATGGAGTAAGGATTAGCATTGTCTAAATTACTCGCCCCACTTCTTGAAAAGGTTACTGGGTCATAAGTTCCGCTTCCTTTATGAACAGAAGTATCAAAGAACCTTGAACCACTAACAGGTAAAAATCCTCTCGATTCGTTTAACAAATGATTGTATTTATTTCCACTTGACGGACTATAGCCTGTTTTTCCTACCCCTGTTATTCTGCTATCATAAGTCCCAGATATTACAGTATAACCTCCGTTGTATCTATAAGCAGTTGCATAGTATTGTATTTCACTTAGGTTATTAGCGTAGTAGTTTGGATTAAAGCCACCTTTAGCGTCATTACCATAATTGTCAAATTGGAATCTTCTTGTTGTGGTAGCATTATAGTTTCCTTTTTCTAAATTAAATACTCTATAGTACGGGCTTCCAAATTTTTCAGCATAGGTTATTGAATGTCCTTCGGTTGAGTAATATAAAACATAATTTAGAACCATAGGATAATCGTCACTAGAAACTACAGAATGTAAAGGAGAAATTATTTTTCCTCCGTGTAAATGTCCTGCATTTAATAAATTCAATTCGTGAGTTAATTTGGTAGTTTCTCCGTAGTTTGCTGTTCCTTCTATTATCTGTATGCTTTGTCCGGCAGTAGGCGCAGTTTCAATTATTCTATCTAAATAAATAGCCACATAGTCATCTACCCCTGTATTTGCAGTAGAAGAAGGGTGTGTTATTTCTGCAATTAATCCCATAAATACACCACCAGCGTATAATGGTTTTCCATGATATTTTCTAGGATTAGACAAAGAGGACAATAGGTTTTCACTACCAGAACCTATAACAGAAGCAAAAATCAAATTATAATCAGTAAAAGAGGAATTAACTGTTCCGAAATTAGTAGCATTAAAAGTAGTATCTCTTACATTACCATAGTTAATATCTACTCTTCCTAAAGTTAATGGCAAATACGGGGCTAACTCTATAATTGTATTTCCATCTTCTTGTTTTTGTGATATAATACTAAAATCTAATAAACTATTTATTGTTTGAAAGTTCTCTTTTACATTATTTACATCACTTAGTCTTCCTTGAAATATAGAATCGCTTTTTAAGTTCTTAGTATTAGTTAGATAATAACCAATAGAGTTAGCGTTTGTTACTGCTTCTGGATTAGTTCTAATTAAATCTGTATTATCTGCTCCAGTAGTAGTAATTAATTTAGTTCCACCATTAAAATATAATCCTTTATTAGCCGCACCATTTAATGAAGAAGCACTATCTATAGAACTATTTGAGGATAATGCTTTATTAAAAGAATAATCTACATTATTTGCATATATAATATATAAATAATCATAAGAATTGTTAGTACTGCTTTTGGTTAAAGGAAAATCTTCTAAAACAATATCGTCCGTTCCAGATAAAGAAGCAATTTTCCCAACATAACTAAAAGTTCCATGTTCTTCATGTTTCAAAAATAATTGACCGCCTAAAGCGTAAGGTTCTGCATTTAGGCCATTACTAGCACAAGTTATTGTTTTGCTATTAGTATTGACAGTTGCTATTTTTTCTGAACCGCTAACTGGTTCTAAACGACCAAAGGCACTAATAGAAGAATAAATCATATCCTCTGAATGTAATGCATTCCTAGTTATTTTAGGTCCAATTAATTTTCTAATATCGCTTCTTCCAAACAATTCCATAATAGTCTGACCATTATCACGATATGTAGAAATGTTTTCTATATCTCCTGCAAATTTCTCTACCTCTATGTAATAAGAACCAAACATATAATCTAAAGAAGATATGCTTGTGCTTTGGGAAGATTTTGTGAAACTTAGAGTAAGTAATTGTTTTTGTTTATCCGAAGAAGTAACGGTTGCTTCTAAAAAACCAAAGTCTTTAGAAATTAACTTGACATATAGATTTTCATTTCTATTTTCTATTATTTCAAAATTAGTTAATAATGTTGAATCAGTAGTATTCCATGCCCTTCTGTATAGAATATCAGATTCAGATAAAACATAGCCACTAGATGCAAATATAGATTCTGTTTCTAATCTACTTTCTGCTCTAAAGGTAATATCTTGCTCATTTCCCGTTGTGCCGGAAATCATAGAATCTATTGTATCTACAATTAAAATAGTATTATTTACTTTAACTTCGTCACCTACATTAAATAAAGTAGATAAATCGTAACTTGTAGAGAAAGTATATTCATTGGTTGACCCTACCCTCGACTTAACTGTTGCTTTTAACGCAAACCAATCATTAAAATTTTCTTTAAAAACTCTATGCCTTACTCTAAGTCTTTTGAACGGACTTATTTTTTTTCTCATTATTCTTTTATTATCTATTATTTTTACTTCACAATAACTTCCTCTTTTACCAATAGATTCTTCTAAAACTAAATCTATTGTATTGTTATTTTTGTTGCTCTTTGTAGGAGAATAGTCATAATGAATATATCTTTTTGCGCCAGTAAATAGTACATCACTTGCAGGGACAACATCTAAATCTGAATCTCTCCTAGCATTTGGAAAACATTCATCATAATCAGTAAAATCAACTGGCACTATTGCATTTTGTATTGCCGAAGTTGGGTCAGCATCATATTCATTATCTAAAGAAGAAGCAACATTACTAGCAGTTTCTAGGTAGGCAGGATAGTCTAATTCTTTTAAGTTATCAACTAATTTAACACTCATAGTAAATTTACTTTTATCTAATATTTTATTTGAAAATGATTGTGCTGTAACAAATGTATTAGTTACATTAGGGGTAATTGTTCCTGTTCCTGCATCAGAAATAAATTTCATAAAATATTTAGTGTTGTGATTCAGTTGCCCTTTTTTATCTAATAACTCATCAAAGAAATAGAATAAAGGACGAGAACAAACTAAGTTATTTTTTAAATCGTTACCTATACCTGCTGATATTGCTAATATATCGCACCCTCTTGTTGAATTAGAAACAGATGGTCCTTTAAAAACTTTAAATTTAACATCTTTATCTATTTGATTTCCTAACTTCGGTTCAAATTCAAAAGAGTCACCGTTTACATCAAAATTAGTTACTTCCTTTATTCGTGCAAAATGATGTTGTAAATAATCATCAGAATGAATTAAAACGAAATAATAATCAGTATCTAAATCAATAGAAGACAAATCTAATCCTGTTTGTGAAAAAGAGTCATAGCATTTTATTTGGTAGCCATTTGTATTTTCTAAATTAGAAAATTCAGCACCGCCTTGTAATACAAAAGTTTCAGCACTTCCTGATGGGGCTTGCTCATAAATAATAGTGTATAGAGGACTAGTGTATGATGCTTTGTTAAATGTAGTAAAACGAGGATTGGTGGGAACATTATAGTTAGTTTTATTGAAAATAGCAGTGAGGGATTTACTAGCAAGAGCATTACCATTCATAGTTAATTGATTTGAATTTAAATGAGTAGTAGATACTTGTAGATTCTCTGGTATAGTAGGCAGTTCTTCTGACCCTACAGTGGTAGTATCGTTAGTAGAAATACCCATCCCAATATAGTATTT